GAGGATGAGCGGCAGCAGGGTCAGGATGAGGCGGGCGGTCTGGATGAATTGCATGGCGGTGACTCCTAGAATTTGCAGCGGTTTGTGACCATGACCCCGTCAAGGGCCGAGAACATCGTCGGTATGTGGGCCGTACGGGCGCCTCGGGTCAGGGTTTCCGGGTCCAGCAGCGGGCGGATGCCGGTCCGGCACTCCCACTTTTGCCGAGGTGGCGAGGGCGCTCCAGCCGTTGAACAGCCCGACAGCAGTGACCAGCACAACAGCCAGGGCATCCACCTGCTCGGCATCGAGCGGGATCGGGTAGCCGAGGGCGTTGGCAATGCCGAGCACGGCAGCCAGCAACGCGCCGAGGGTGTTGACGGCGACGGTGCGGTTTTTCCAGGTTTCGACATTGGCGAGTTGCCTCCCCTTTTTGAGTGCGGTGATAGCGTTGCCGATCATTTGCGCCCCTCGTGCTCTATTGAGTAGTGGTTGCCGTCGTTGAAGCGCCCGCCCCAAGTGCCGCCGATCGACTCCCAAAACTCGCCCAGCGGCTGGTGGTCTTCGGTGCGGCTCAGGTATTCGCCATCGCGGAACAGGTTGAGGTCGATGGCGAGGCGCTGCTTGTGCAGACTGGAGGCGGCGCTGTAGCTGCCGTGGGCGCGCTTGCCGACCGGTCCATGCAGGCGCGGGTCGCGGTAGGCGTCGCCGAAGGTGAGTTCGTAGCCGTTGGCATAGGCCCAGGCGATGAGCTGGCCGACCATGCGCACCAGGCGGCGCTGTTTCTGACCGAGGGTTTCGGGTGCGGCAGTCATTCCGGCAACCCCATCTTGGCGCGGGCGTATTGCCATAGCGACAGCCCCATCACCGCCACGAACGCCCACACCAGCCCGACCACGGTTTTATTACGCACTTCGCGCAGCAGGTCGCGCATATCGCGGATGACAGCCATCTGCTCTTCGTGCGCGCGGCGGTGCCCTTCCGGGTCGCCCCCCGGAAACGCGGCGGCAAACACGGCGTTGCTACGCTCGATGGCGGCGAGCAATTCGGCGTAGTTGCGCCGCTCGACTTCTTCGTGATCGCTCAGGCGCTCGGTGACGATGCGGTCGACGTGCTCTTCGATCTGGCGCAGCGTGATTTCAAGAACCTGGCGTCGTTCCGGGCCGGTGTAATCGGTCACTGTGTATCCCCTGTGTTTGGTCGCCAGTCGGCAGGCTCGACCAATTTCGCGGTGCCACGAAATTGGTCTGGTCTGCCGGCTGTTACGCCAGCGTCAGCAGCTCGACCTCAAAGCCGGTCGAGTGACCGACCGGCGTTTCGACTGAGCCGGTTAGAGGGATCTCGGCAAAGTTGTCGCCCAGCAGGTCAAACTCGGTATCCGAGGACATCGCGACCTGCTTGGCGGTGGCCTTGACGGGCGAGCCGTCGACCAGGTTCTTGCCGTCGAGAATGAAACGCGCGCGGAGCTGGTTGACCGTGCCGGCGTTGATCTTGGTGCCAGTGATGGCGCCATGCGTGCCGGTGATCTTGAGCACGTCGTTCAACACGATGCCGCTGCCGGCGAGGATCTTGAGCCAGCCCATTTCGAGGTTGATGATGTAGTCGGTGTCGCGCACGTAGGTGGTGAGGGTGTCCGCGCTGGTGATGGTCAGGCCGGTGGCGCTGATGTTGGCCCAGGGCATTTCGATCCAGCCGCCCACGTTGGTGACGGTGACCTCTTCCGCCGTGAGCGTGCCGCCTGCGGTGTTGATGTCGGCGGCAACGCCCATGAGGGCGAGGGGCAGGTTCTCGCGGTTGGCCTGCCCGAGCGTCACCGAAAACTCGGGCGCGCTGGGCTTGAACACGGTGGCGCGCACCTGGCCGTAGGTGGTTTTGCCCTTGGAGGTTTTTTCCAGCTTTTCGCTGTTGGGTTTGTAGGCGAATTTTTCGGCGTCGAACGGGCCATGCAGCGGACCCCATACGAGGGTGGTCGGGTCCTGGCGCTGGATGTAGAGATCGCCAGCGCCGAGGAAGGCTTGTGCGTCGGACATGGTGGGTTACTCCTGTTGGGTACCGGCGACGGCGCCGATGGTGAAAAAAACGCCCAGCTCAAGCACTGAGCCGGAGAAGTCAGGCTCCGGGGTCGACTCGATCTCGGGGCGGGTGAAGCGTTGAAACTTGAAGGCAAGGACGCGCTCCACCAGCGTGCGGTAGGCGGCTTCGACTTCGGCCTTGCGCGTGGGGTCCAGCCGGGGGGCGTTGACGATGAGCAGCGCGGCGAAGCGATGATCGAGCGCGGCAAGGCTGCGCACCGGCTTGCTGCCGCGAGGGCGGTAGCCCATATAGCTGAGCTTGATCTGTGCGGCCGGCCCCTTGTCGAGGTCCACTACGTCGAGATGGCCGAGCACCGGGACGCCCGGGAGGATGTCAGCCAGCGCTTCCTTTAGGGCGATTTCCATCGGGCCGTACATGGCTTACCCCACCAGCACCAGGTCAGCACGGGATTCCGCGCCATCGCCGATGCGGTTGACGTCCAGCACGCGCAGGGTCAGATCCTGCGCGGGAAAGACGAGCGTTTCACCGCGCGCGAGCCCCACGGCGGTGGGGTGCTGCAGGGTGTAGTCGCCGACCTTGACGCCGTCGAGAGGCTCGATGTCGGCGACGTTCAGATGCCCGCGAAACTCGCTGGCATCTGAACGCCGCGCGAGATCCGCGTCGACGTAGAACAAGGCCATGTCGGCGGTGTCAGCGAACATCAGGCGTCTTCGCCTTGCTTCTTGTCGTCGGCGGACGCGGGCTTCTTGCGGGCGGCCTGCATGGCTGCGGCGGCTTTCAGCATTTCCGGACTGGCGGTGTTGATGGCGCCGCGCGAGGGGTCATCCTTGCGGTCGACGTAGAGCGCGCGACTGGCATTGACCAGCGCGCGGGCCACATCCTTGGATACGTCCGGCGATTCGCCGGAATGGGCCGGCACGCCGCCACGGTCGTCGGCGAAGGTGACGATGGTGGGTTCGATGATGAGTACCTTGGGCATTGCTGCGATCTCCTGTAGCGCCCTGCTCCGCCACGCCCGCCCGGCGATCCGGGCGGGCGCTGCCGTTGCGGGCGGGGGTTATTACGCGGTAAGGGCGTCTTTCTTCACGGCGAAGGAGGCGACGCGGCGCAGGGCAATGTCGACGTCCTGCAGCGCGACCACGCGCTTGGTGCCGCTGGTGGCGCCGGTGTAGGGGTCGAGCATGATGTCGAGCCCGCCCCACATGCCAATGAGCATGTCCGCCCAGTTGCCGAAGGCGATCGCCGAGCAGATGCCGTTGGCCGTGCCTGCGGTCAGGGTGTGCGGCATGGCGTTGGTGACGACGGCGTCGTAACCGAGCACGTCGCCGATGCCACGCTCGCGGCCCTTGCTCCAGATGGCCTTGCCGTTGGTGCCGGAGAATTCCTGCGTCTTGCGCAGCTTGCCGCGCACCCGGCTGTTGCCGAGATAGGCCAGGGTGCCGACATCGGCGTTGACGTTGGCGACGGCGGTTTCGAGGTCGACCATGTCGTCGTAGTCCGGCGCAGAGCCGTTGCCGCCGACATCGGCGACCGCCCCAATGCCGACAGTGTTGAGCAGGCCGGTGGGCTGGTTGTCGGCGCCGCTGCCGTTGATGGCGGCGGCCTGGATGGCCTGGCCGATGATGGCGGCGAGATCCGCGCGCACGAAGGCTTCCACGTCGAGCGAGGATTGCAGCAGCAGGCGGCGGCTGTAGTCGGTGAAGGCGCCCACGGTCTTGGGGGTGAGCGGCACTTGCCCGATGGTCTGCTGGCTTTCGGTGGGGGCGCCGCTCTCGCCGACCCAGTAGGCGGTGGCGCCACCGGTCTGGCCGGGTATGACCAGGTTGCCGTTGAGGTCACGCAGCCAGGTGACGCCGAGTTTGTCGAGCACCATGGCGTTGCGCAGCAGCTCGATGAAGCTGGAGCCGAGCAGTTCGGTGGCGATCAGGTTGCCGCCGGCGGTGGGGGTGCCGGCGACCAGGTCGCGGTAGTGATTGGCGCCGAGCTGGGCGCGCTGGGTCAGCATGCGCGCGGCGGCGGCGCTGGCGCCGGGCATCAGTTCGATGCCGCGCGCGAGTACGTCGATCGGGATGGTGACGGCGGCTTCACGTTCCTTGCCGCGCACGTCACCGCCATCGCGCTTGGCTTGCGCCGCGCGGCCGCATTCCATTTCGAACGGGGCGAGCTTGGCGGCGTTGGCCGGGTCGGCGGCGGCGAGCAGCGCGCGGCAGAACGAATACTGCTTGACCTCGCGCTCGCTCATGCCGATGTCCGGGGATTCGGCCGGGCGCAGTCCGCCGGTGTCGCGCGCGCGTGCCAGCACCTGGGCTCGGAAACCGTCCAGGCTGGTGCCGTTGTCGATCGCGCCGTCGACAAAGTCTGCCGGCAGATCAAACTGGCGGCCCATGGCGCGGATCTCGCGCATGCGCTGACGTTCTGCCGCGAGCGGGTCGGGCTGTTGTTGGGGTTCGGTGCGCGTGGCCGGCTGGCTGGCGCTGCGGGTGGCGGTGGTGGTTTGCTGCCCTTCCGCCGCGTTGACTTCGTCTTCGTCCATCTGTCTTACTCCTTGAGTTGCGCCCGCGGGGGGCAGGTCGATCACGCGGTAGCGTGTGTCGGGGTTGGGTTGGTCGGCGCTGCGGCCGAGGCCTACGGAGGCGTCGGCCGGGATGTCCACCAGGGAGATTTCGAACGGCGTCCAGCTGGTGACGCGGTATTCGTCCGGCTGGCCGTCCTTGTACGCCTTGGTGAGCGTGCGTTCGTTGATCTGGTAGCCGATGCTGACGTTACGCACCAGGCCGTCAGCGATGTCCTGCCGCAGATCGGCGAGGGCATCGCGACGGCTGATGATGATGTCGGCCTCCAGGCGGGTGCCGGTGAGCCAGGCTTTTTCCACCGCGCCGATGCTGGCCAGCGGGGTGTTGCCGACGGCCTTCCAGCGGTCGTGGTTGGCGAGCACGGCGGCGCCGCCGTTGAGGCGCACCAGGTCGACTTCGCCGGCCTTGTGCCCCAGCACTTCGACCCACGGGTCATCCCACCAGCTGGCGCGCAGGTAGGGTTCTTCGCTGGACACCGACAGGCGCAGGCGCAGCAGGCCGTCGTCAGCAGCGCCCTCTTCCGCCGCGCGGATGGTGAGCGTGGCCGGCAACGAGCGGTGCAAGGTGCCCTCCACGCGCTGGCGCTTGGCGGGCTTGGTGGTTTTGGTTTGGGTTGCGGTAGCCATGGCGTGAGTCTCGTCAGTTAAGGGGGAAGAAACTAGGCAAGAAATTTCCGCCTAGCGGCGCGCTCATCCTTCTCGTCGTCGTCATCGTCGGCGTCGTCGTCTTCCTCTTTGCCCCCACCCTGCCCTGCGGCGGGCGCGGGCTTGATGGGGCCGTAGAGCTTCTCCTCTTCGGCGACTTCGGTCGCGATCTCGTCGGGGTCGTCGCCGTTGCGCAGTTGCACGCGGCGGCGGCTGGTGAGGTTGAGGCGCAGGTTGACTTCGTCGGCTTTGGCTTGCTTGAGCGGGTCCAGCGGCGACCAGCGCCGCATCTGCCAGGTGGCGGAGGCTTGATAGTCGTCCACTCGCTCGAACGACAGCCCGGAGGTGCTGAGCACAACCCACGGCAACCACGCGGGGAGCACTTGTCGGTGCAGCCAGTTGCGCAGGCGGATCTGGGTCTTCTTGAGGTGTTCGCGCTCGGAAAGGATGCCGACCTGGGCACTGCTGTAATTGACTGACTCCAGGTCGTTGCCGATGCTCACGTAGCTCATGCCGCGCGCCGCAGCCCAGGCGCGCACGTGCCCTTTGATGTAGCCCTCGGCCGAGACTTCAGGCCACTTGCTTTCGAACGGCGCAAACTGCGTGCCCTGCGGCAGGGTGTCGAATTGACCGGGCACGGTGGTGACGAACTTGTCAGCGGCGGCCTGCAGCTGCTGGACCTCTTCGGGCGAGAGCACCTTGCCGGATTTTTCGGCCGCATCGAGCACACGGTTGACGATGGTGTCCGCAATGGTCGGGGCTTCGCCCGTGGGGGTGTAGAAGAAGCCCTGCCGCTTGGCGGCGTTGCTGCTGGCCACGGCTGCCGCTTCTTCGAAATCCTTGAGCATCCACAGCCGCCGCGCACCCACCGACAGCCACGGAATGCCGCGCAGCTGGCCCGGTTCTTCCACCAAGTAGTGGTGGCGGATTTCGGCGGCCGGAATGCGCACGTGCCGCCCCATGGTGACGTACTGGCCCGGGGAATCACCGGTCTTGGCCATAAGCAGCCAGAAGGCCACCGGGAGGCCGTCGTTGTCGATTTCCTTGCCCATGCGGATGCGGTTGCCGCCATAGTCGCGGTTGAGCGACACGTCCAGCAGCATCGGGTCCAGCATCTGGATCTGGAATCCGAGATAGGCGCGCGGATTGGGACGCAGGCGGTAAAGCAACTCGCCACGGCGCGCAAGGGTATGAAGTGCAAGCGTCTCCACTTCCGCCCAAGTGAGGCCGGAGACTTCGCAGGCCTGCTCACCCCAGCCGCGCCACAGAGATTCCAGGATGTTGTTGGTGACGGCGTCCCGCGTCTTGCCGTTTGCATGCATGAGGCGCATCTGCAACGGCATGCCGTTGGGGCCGAGTACGCCGTCATCGAGCTCGATCAGGTAGCGCTGCGCCCATTCGTTGTTGCGCGCCAGCCCCGCCGCGCGCGCCCACAGGGTGGGCAGTTGCCGGGCGAGATCGTCATTGATGGGGGCTGCGTGCGTGGGCCAGGATTCGGTCCACGCCGGGGTTTCTGCGGCTTCGAAACTGCGCTGCGTCTGCCGCTGAGCACGCAGCCATGATTCCTGCGCGACATCGCAAGCGGCGCGCAGGGTGGAGTCGAGCCAGGCGGCGCGATCGGCGGCGGATTCGCCGCGAGAGAAGACCTTGGCGAGCAAGCCCATGAAGTCAGAACCTTGTGAGAATGCGGCCAGCGGCCACACCGGAAAGCGCCAGCGCGCGGGCGCGCTCGGTGGCGACTTCGCGTTGATAGAACTCGACCAGTGCGCGCAAATCGTCGACCGAGCGGAACTTCATGCGCCGCCCGGCGATTTCGTACTCCTCGACGTGCGCGCGCCCGCTGGCCATGTGGGTGGCCAGCGCGGCCTTGGCATCAGCCAGGGCGCGTTCGTTGAGGCTGCGTGGATCGTGGGTGGTGGCTGCTGTGAGATCGGGCAGGATGTAGATGGCCTGCTGCCCCAGGGTGATGCGGGTGAGGATGCCGCCATCGTCACGAGTGACCCACCACACCAGGGTAGCGGCGCCGGCCTGCCAGTCGGCGGTGGCTGCGCCAGTCAGCGCAACGGCGTGGTCATCACCCTGCGCGGCCGCGTCGAACGCGACAGTCGGCCCGCTGGGCCACAAGAGGCGGTAGTGCAACACCCACCCGGCCGAGGCCGGGTGCTCTGAATAAGAAACCACCCAGCCGGCCGAGTCGCCGGCGCGGAGGGTGGAAGGAGGAGAGACATCGGTAGAGGCCATGCCCGCGATGGTGAGCGGGCGCGGCGGAAGAAACTAGGCAAGAAATTTCCGCCCAACTGGGCGCAACACCGGACGCCTGCGGCGCCGGTGAGCTAGGCGTTAGAGCGCATCACCCGCGATGCCCACTGCCGGCCGGTTGCCTGCCCTGCACCAACTCCGTAAATCGGTAGCCGTGCACTCCGTGGTCGCCACACACCATCACCGGGTCACCCTTTTTATGGTCGGCGTGGAAGAACATCGGAGCCACAATAAGTTCTTCGCCGCACTCGCAAACGGCGTTCGCCGCCCCGTAGTGGCCGTGGAATTTCTTGTCCTCGCGTATCTGCACGCCAGCGGGGTTTTCGAGCACAACCATGCGCTCTAACCCGTCAGTCGACACGGACGCTCCGCCATCGGGCTTCGTTTGCTGTTCTGCCGTACTCATGCTCCATCTCCTTTGCTGGCGTCCGTGGGC